TACCTGTTCTTGAGTCATACGCTTTGTATAAACGACCATCTGAGTATCTACTATCAAGAAATATCATCGGTAACCTGCTGCCTGTAAATCTGAAGGAGATGGAGAACCAGACCAAGTTTTTCCTTCACCACTGCTTGGACCAACTGGTGCACCGCCTTTACGTTCTGGAGAGTCGTTGAATCGTAAACAGGTTAATTTAACAGTCGAAAGAAGTGGAACCATTCTGCTGTTAAACATTATGTGATTTACGGAAAAATCTTGAATACGAACTTTATACCTCATCTGTGCTCCCAAATGAAGTTCAACAATAGCAGGGCGTAACCAACCTCTATCAGCAGTTTCTCCTTGCAGCATCTCTGATTTAAAAGTTGCATGTGGTCCGTTTAATGTTTTAAACAAATACTCAAGGTCATACATGGTTCCTTTTTTCCATAATTCTTTTTCATCTTTTGAGGTAAGTGTGCGTGGATATGGGTAAGGGTTTTTATAAAGAAGGCCTTGGTCTGACAAAAGTTTCATGTCTTCTATGCGATTTAGCCAGAGAGTAAACTCAACGACGCTCGACAACAATCCTGCCGAAATTGGCACAAACTCGTCATCTCCGCTTGCAAGAAACTCTGGGTTCATAGCAGTTTGGATTTGCCAACCCATGCTTACTGTAGTTGGATTGTAAGAGAACCTAAACCCGTATAATTTGTCGTCAAAGTTAGTGAACGTTGTTCCTTTAGGGTCTTTTTTCTTCAATACTTTTGTAACAAACTTTTTGTCCATTTGAATTGTTCCACGACTATTTTTTCCACTAGCCCAAGAGTTTTGAGCACTCTCGTATCCAGGAGCAGTTATTATCTCTTGACCTAATGTTTGAGCCGCAATACCACTTCTAAAGTATGCTGATTTGACCATTGGCGGGTTGTAGTTGTATTGACCTTTAACATTTACTGCTCCACCTTTATTGTTTGTGCTTTTACCACTCCCAGTTCCAGGAGGTTTCTTTGGACCACCATTACTAGTTTTTTCACTTTTTGCTTTATCTATTTGATATTTTCTATTTGCTCCAACCAAATCGTTTATTTGCTTAAGTCTGTCTTTTCTTGTGTTATTTAAGTTCGTTCTACGAGACTTGTATCCAGTTAATCTGTTTTGAGAAACAGTAATTGGATTTTGCAGAGTTGCTAGTTGAGCAATCTCAGAAGAGTTTAGTTCGCTTTGAAGACCGTTTGGGGCAGCAAGTTTAAAGTAGTCATTGTAGGCTTTTTTGGCTTGATTTAACGTGAACTCTTCGTTATCAATGAGAGTTTTTACCGTCTTTAACTGTTGGTCTACGCTATTCACCTCTGCTTTTAAAGCAGCAAGTTTTTTCTTTTGTTCTTCTTTTGCTTTTTCTTTGGCACGCTCATTGTCTTGATTCTTTTTTGCGTCAAGCGCTGTTTTTGAAGCCTCTTCGTAAGTAACTTGTTTTGAACTAGGTTTGGCTGGATATGGCATAACTAGTTACTTCCTATCGCTGCGTTGTTATTTTTACGGTTTAAGTAAGACTCGACCATTTGAGCAAATCGTCTTGCAGATTGGTCATCTGGTTGCTCAAACTTTACGGTAATGTAAACATTATTAGTTCCTGGGTCATTTCTAGTTTGGGGTATTGAGGCTCCATAACCAGATGTGGCGCCGCCTTTAGGGAAGTTGTAGTTGCTTGATTTCCCCTCTCCGTGTACCCACGCAGACTTGTTTACAGCACTTAAAACAGCAGAAGTTCCTGCATCGCTCTGTAACGCAGCAACGATGTCTGCATAGCCTCTTTCAACAGACCTGTTTCCAAGAAGAGTCTGTACAGTTGCTGTAAGGCCTGTATCCCAAGAATCGTATCTCTTTACTCCAACAGGGTTCATGCTTCCTAATGAACCTTTTACATTTAGGGTAGTATTTAACGGATTATATGAGGCGCTGTTTTGCCAGTGACCACCTTCAAATCTCATCCAAGTAGTTAGTGCGCTGATGTTTCCTTCACTCAATGGAGCATTGATTTTTGTTAAGAATTTTTTAGCCCAGTCTATTTCGCTTCCAGTTCCCTTTACTGAAACATAGTTTGCGCTTGAACTGCTACTAGGACTAGATGAGCCTTTAGAACCTGGCTTTATTGCCAAAGCAGATGCAAAGTCTTCGCTGTAGGCAGCCATTGCTAATGAGAAGTTTCCTTTTGAGCCTTCAAGACTGTTTGGGTCTACTGGGTTGTTTTTGCCTTTTCGAACTTCATAGTGCAAATGTGGTCCAGTAACATTTCCTGAGTCACCAGATTTACCTATTCTTTGCCCTGGCTTTATTTCATCGCCAACCTTTACATCACGAGAACTTAAGTGTCCGTATACGGTTTGATAGCCGTTATCGTGGTCAATTACTACGGCAGTTCCGTAGTCTGGTCCTGGATTAACGCTAGAAACTACGCCTGGCAGTTGAGCAACAACAGGGGTTCCCTTTGGAACAGCATAGTCAACACCAGTGTGCTTTCCGTTAGTTCCAGACCAAAGTCCAGAGTTATCTTGTGCACCATAGCCAGCGCTTATTGGACCTGAAACAGGTGCTGAACCACCCTTTCCTCCCAACATTACTGCACCAAAAGCAGCGCCAAAACCAGAAGTTCCTCCGCCAACAAATGGAATTGCGTCAACAAATTGCTTAACACCAGTCATAAACTGCTTAACGCCATCACTAAAGACTGTAGCAAAAGTGGCTATTCCTTGACCAACATTTGTGCCACCAATTCCACCAATTAAACCTCTAAAATAACCTAACTCTTCAGCAACGGGTTTTAATGCTCTGTTAAATGCCTCAACGGTATCTGCTGCATTCTCAAATCCTTTTACCATTCCCTTTGCGGCTTCATTCATCAACTCAGTTTGAGAAGTTGACAAACGACCCGCTGTTTCTAGAACAGTGTTTGGATTTCCTGCAGCAGGTAAGGCTGTTGCTAAATCTGGGTTTCTTCCTTCAGAAAGGTCAACCATTGCTTGACGAAGCATCTCTTGCTGTGCAGCATCGAAGCCCATTGTTCGTAAGTTTGCTCCAAGAGCACCGCGCTGGAAAGAAGCATTTACTGCTGCGGCTCCACTAACTCCTCCAGGAGCCATCAAATCCATTAAATCTTTTGCAATTGCGCCAACACTGCGATTTTTACCAGTTGCTGGGTCATATGTACTGATTCCATATTGGTAAAGGTTTGCTCCCATAGGACCAGACTGGAATCCAGCAATAGCAGACGCAGCAGCGGCATTTTCAATTCCTAAATAACGATATGCACCTGCAATTTCTTGTCCTGCTTGAGTGAAGTTTGCAGTTCCTGGCATATACCCTCTACCAGCAAGAATTGCGGCAGTTAAAGCATCTGAACCAACACTCGACATTCCTCCTTGCATGCTTGCCATAAAGGAAGACTGAAACTGTGCTCTGTTTATTCCTGGAGCACGAAGAGCCGCTTGGTAATAACCAATCTCTCTCTGCATTGTAAGAGCAAGGTCTGGCATCGCTGCGTACGCGCCCGCGAGAGGCGCAATCGCCATCTTTAATGCGCCAACACCCATGTTTTTAGTGCCAGCACCTACTTGACTTAGTCCTCCATCATCTGCTTCAGCATAGGATTGAGACCTAAAGCCACCACCAAAACCACCGCCAAATGCTGAAGTTTGATAACTAAACTTGCCCATGCTTTCGTCCATATCGCGGTACGAAGGCATTGCGTTACTAGCAGTAGCGAATCGTGCACCATCAGCACCTGTTCCAGGACGCGATGTAGCAGAACCAAGATGCATTGTTCCGCCCATATTTCTAAGAGCGCCTTGAACTCCAGATACTGCACCCTCTGCAACTCCCGCTACTTTATCAACAGCAGCGTAGAGTTCATTTACTTTTTGAGTGAGTGTTGAGACGCCATTAGTAACGGACTGAATGTTGGTCAGCATCTTGTTAGCCATGCATCAGTCCTTTCTGTAAATGTATTTGGCTACTTCTAGCCAGTTCTTGCGCTCTCGTGGTGAGAGCGCTTTTATTTCCGTTAACGTCCATCCTTCAAAGGAGTTTGCTAACGCTGCCCAATCAGCCATAAGCATGCCAAAGGGCGTGACCTTAGAATCGAAACAAGGTACCGAAATTAATCGGCACAAGTACCTCACTTCCTGTTTCGGGGTCAGTTACAGTTATGTTGTCAAATTGTGGTCCAGGGATGCGTTTGTTTATCTCGTCTACAATTTTTCGTCTATCTACAAGACCAAGGTTTCTAACCTGTTGCTTGCTGAGTACTGGAGCACCATTTATCTGTAAAACGGTATTCTCTAGCATAATTGTTGTTAGTTCAGCGGCAGACTTGTCGGAACTAGCAATAATTTCTTTTTGTGCTTTTCCTGTAGGAAGTTGGACAACAAAAGTGTCTTTCTTTCCTTGGACTTCAAATACACGGTCATTAAGTGGGTCAGTCAAAGACTTGACTTTAATATCCGCATCTAAGTCAACTTCTACAGGTTTAAACTCTCCACCAAAATTTACTTGAATTTCAGCAGTTCGTCCAAAGGTTGCTTTAAAGATAGCCAACAAAAGAGTGTCGCGGTCACCTGAAAGCAGATTGTCGAGAAGTCGTTCATCTGCTTTTATATCACCAATACGAACAGTTCCTCTTTGCAGGATTGTGAGCAACGCTCTTCCAACATTTGAGGCTTTTGCAATTGCTTCTTCATCAGCACCATTTAGTTCTCGTACTTCGGCTTCAGTAATGACCTCCCCAGTGTCTGTCAAATAGCCACCAGGGAGAGTCACTACATTGTCCGAAGGGGGTACTAACTTTACTTCTTTTTCTGGCTTTGGAGTTTCGTCCATAGCCTTCTTAATCAAATCATTTGCCAATGCGGGATTAGCCGCTGCACTAATTGTTTTCGACATTTTGTTCCTTTATATTAGTAGGTTCCTGCTTGTCCATCTTTAGTTAATGCTGTAGCCCACTTGATGTCAAAACCCTCATGTACGAGCGTCATCTGCTCAACAAGAAGTGCGTTGTCACCAGCATTTAGGTCTGAGTATGCTATCGAAGTAGGCCATGCGTTGTACACGCGGGCGCGTAGTGCTACGTGGTCTGAATCTGATGGCGCACCATCATCTTCTCCTGACGCAGGAATTGGATGAGATAGAACTGCAATCTCAAGGTCACAGCGGAAGTTCTGACCTAGTTGACGAGTTGTTCCGCCAGAAGCAACGGTTGCGAATAGGTTACGCATCCACTCCCAGTTTTGATTCGTGCTTAGGATTACACCACGCTGTAGTGTTATTGGTGTGAAGGATGTCTGACCAGGAATCTGGTGTGATACGGTGTTGTAACCGCCTTCACGGTAAGGGATGGTATCGGTTGACACAGATAAACCAGAAACAGATGTAAAACCAAAGGTTGTTGCCTTTGCTCCTACCAACCCTGAAAGGGCTGTGTTTGTGGTGTCCTGTGGGATAAACGAGACCAAGAACCTAAAGTTACGTAACGGGTCAGTGATTAAGTTTGACCTGTTGGATATTAATGTAGGCATTTAGTTGTTTCTCCTTCGGATTAGTTCAGCGTCTTTTGGCTGAGGTCGATGACGATGAACTCTGCTGGGTATTGAAGAGCCACACCAACTTGGATGTGAACTTCTCCATTTGCAATTTGAGCGGCTGTGTTGTTCTCTGCATCGCACTTAACAAAGAATGCTTGTGCGTCAGTTCCACCACGTAGACCACCCTGGTTTCTGTATTCACCAAGGAATACAGATATAGTTGTACGAATTCGTGCCCAGAGACGCTCATCATTGTTTTCAAAGATGGCAAACTCTGTTAAATTCTTTAGTTCCTTGCGGATGTAGATAAGCGAACGACGCATGTTCACATACTTGTTCGCTGTTCCATCCTGCTTGAGAGTCCGAGCGCCCATGACAACAAGACCTGCACCAGGAACGTTCCTAATTGGATTAACTGGTGAAGTGCTTGCGTTCATTGAGTCAAGTTCAGTTGATGTAAAGGTTCTCTCCATCGCAACTGCGCCAAGAAGAGAGGTAGTGATACCTGCAGGAGATTTAAATACTCCACGAGTTGCATCTGTTGTCAAATAAAGACCAGCAACTGCACCTGCTGGACCAATAAGTCTTAGTGCACCAGAACCACGTCCCAGAGGGTCAGCGATGTAATAGTTAGGGTAATACACTGCAGCATGGCTTGTGTCAGCAAAAGCGGCAGCGGCTGATATTGCTTGACTTACAGTCAACGCTTCAACGGTGTCTAGTACTACAAATCCGTTGTTGTCTTCCGCCCAAGAAGTTGCAGCATCCACAACGCTAACTTCTCCAGATGGAAGATGGTTAACGAAAGGTAAGAAAAGAACAAATGGACGTTCAAAAGAAGAAAAATCTTCAAATACTGATGAACCACTTCCCTTATAGTCAGTGTAATCCGTAGAGGCCACTGTTGAACCGTTGTCTCCACCCGTTAAAGGGTATGTTGCAGAGGTTAGAGATTGTCCTGCGTAACCCGATTCTACAGACACGATTATATTGCTTGACACTATGTTTATGACAGTTGGAGCATAGTCACTAGAAGTATCATCATCAAAAACAATATTTTCATAACGTTCAAGAAGAATGTCATCAGAAATACCTGAAACACCCGACTCTTTATAGAGAGTCAAGGTATAGGTACTAGCAACTTGACCAGCAGAAAGAACAACCCGTAAATTATTACCGTCTGTTCCTGCGTTTTTTGCTTGAATGTTTACTTGTGCAGCACTTCCACTGTCTACCAAGTCTGTCTCAGCCTTCTCAGCATCATCTGCAAGAAGACGTTTTACATAAAGTTCACGTCCACCATTTTGGAAGAACGCTGCTACTTGGAAAGTTGCTGGATATGATGCGTTGTATCCACCAAAGTACTTGGTGAATTCGTACCACGAAATGACGCGAGTTACTGCTTCTGGGCCTTGTGCAAAAGTTGCAACAACAGCACCAGCAGCATCTGCGCTTACACCAGCAGGAATTGTTGCTGGTAGAAGGCGTTCTGTGAGGTACACGCCTGGGCGGCTATATGCCATGGTTTCTCCTAACTAGTTGGGTAAAGGTTCCTTATGGTTGCGTGATAGTAATCGGGTCTATTGCAGTGAACTCTCCACGACCCAATTGAGGGTTGTCGGTAGTTCCTGTGATATCGAGTTCAAGTACCTTGTAGAGTTTCTTATATGTGGCTGGTGCTATTTCGCTAGAAACACGCACCGTTATCGCGTTTACGAATAAACGCTTTCCATTTTCTGACACATCGCGTTTAGCAATATCCAGAACATCCAAGCGACGATTTGTTCCAGCAACGGTATTTGGTCCCGTTTCTAGAATTGCAAATCGAAGTGGAATCTTTGTGTATAGCAACTGCGCCAATATTTGGCGGTCATGACGTGGTTGACGTGAATAAGTGGTTATTTGATAATCAATATTTACTGGAATAGGAAAATCAACTTCCCATCCATGTAAATCATTGTCCCAGTCATCTTCCTCAGTTCCCATCGTTTCTGGGTCAGCAAGATAAGCAGGCTTCACGCGCCCACGCATGGAACGAGAAAAGTCTTCAGCAATATCAACCATATCGATAGTTATGTAAGGGTATTTCTGGTCACGAAGTTCTTGGTCAGGTTGACCAAACCAAACTTCAACAGTTCTTGTTGGTCCTTCTTCAGTAACTGATTTTTGGTCTGTAACTGTCATTCCCTTTAAAAGGTTTCGTAATGCTTCGTCTTCGGCTAGTAGAAAACTCATAGGTCACCAAAGTGTTTCTCTAAGCGCCCAAGAAAGAAGTGTTCTGCTTCTGCTTGTCTGTTTTTGAAACGACGAACAGCAGCAGTAGGTTGGGTATCTGGAGTTCCATATTCAAGGTCAAG